GGCTAAATGTAATAGCTGTAGGTGTTTTACCTACACCTTCACGTACACCCTCTACGTTTTCAAGTTTATCTTTAAGTGGGCCTACGCTTTCAGCTAGTGTCTTAGCGGTAGCACCTGCAGGTAAATCACGGCTGTCCCCTGAATAACCGTAAGGACTTACCAACTCTTCTAAACCAGATTCACGTAATTGCTCCGGTTCTTTTGGATCAAAGTTTACGTCTGCAACTACACCTTCTGGCAATTCGGTAGGGTCAACAGATAAAGGAAATCTCTGTGCGGCAAATAAAACATCTACAATTTGGCTATAGGCAGCAAGTGTTTTTGTTTTAGTTACTTTAATAAATACACGAGACTTCTCTGCCTCTGTAAACTGAACGTCTGGACTATACAAACCACGATAGTTACGATAGGCACGTAGCCAACGCTGTTCATCCTGCTGACGGTAATCATCGGCACGATTGTATTTCTCCATAATAAATGGAATGATTTTAGAAGAATCTACATCATCAATAGATGAATCCTCACTATCCTCTAGTGCAATTGCGTCATCTTCAATGAAGCCATCATTTTCTTCTGCCATTTATTTTTCCTTAATAACCAAACGTAGAATCCGCTACCTGCATTCTACCATACTGTGTGTTACTTGAATCAAAGTCAAATACACTAAACCGTGGTCTCGACATAATACCATATCTTAAAGCATCGTACAAGTGGTCTTCTGCGTGTGTATCAATATCTTCTGGGTTTCTTTTATCAATAGGTAGGGCAGGTAGTTGTGAAATAATGTTAGTACAGTTATTAAAAAATACTAACCTTGCTTCATCTGTGTATTCGTCTACTTGTAGCCTACGATGTATTTCGTTTTTACCTGCTACACGAGAACCTTTAGAACGATCAGATGGACGCCAGCGACATCCTCTGTGTATCATTTGTTCCGCAAGGCTTGGGCCTGTATCACCACGTCTATGCCACAAAGAGCTGTCAAGTACACCATACTTAATGTTACCGTCACCTGCTTCAAGTTCCATAACCATGTCGGCAAGATCAACTGCAAGTACTTTACTTACGTATAGCTCCCGATAAACAATAAGCTGTTCACTAGGAGACACTGCAAACCATACAACACCGGAGTAGCTTCCGTACCCATAGTCACAAGCTCTAAACTTTACCCAGTTACTCGGAATATCAAAGGGCTCAACTACGTGTACGTTTCTGTCAAACTCTGTAAAGGCTGCGCCTTCTTTAATGTCCCAATCACCTTCAAGCAATTGCTTACGCTGTTGCTCTGGCAGTGACAAAAGCATTGCTTCGTAGTCACCCTGCTCTGACAGATAAGGATTGTCAGAAAGTCTAGCTGGAATAAACCTGCGTTTGAATAGGGGCTTTCCTGCTTTCTCATGTCCTGCAGGATACTTTAGTTGTTCACCTGTGTCAATATCCGTAGCTACAAATGCTTTACCTGCAGGGGCAGGATCAATAAACATTTTCTTTACCCAGTGATGTCCTCTGCCGCCGGGGTTAGTAGTAGCCCTCATAGACAACGGAAGCGCAGGGTCTGCAGTACGTAACCGTGAGCGCATATAGTTCCATGCGTAAGGTGTAGCCCACTGTGTAAGTTCGTCAAAACCAATCCAGCTGAAGGCAAGACCTTGGTAGCGTGTAACGTCTTGGTCTTTATCTAGGTAACTTAACCACAAGGTAGCACCGGAAGGTGCAGTCCATGTCATCTTACGTTCTGACCACTTAATACCGGGCCAAATCTTAGGGTACATTTCCTGTGACTTAGTAATAAGTTCCCTTAGTTCTTCCGTAGTATGCCGTAGGAGCAATCCTGCAAAGGCTGGAACGCCCATGTAACGTAAAGGGTCAGCTAACATGGCGTAGCTCTTACCCCCACCCGCAGAACCGCCATATAGTACCTCACGTTCACTTGATGCAAGGAAGTCAGTCTGTGGGCCTTCATTAGGTTTAAAGATTATGTTGTGTTGCTCTTCAACCTTCTGTGTAAACTCATCAAGAAGTACGGTAGGGTTATGCTGCTTCTTCGCTACTGTCGTTTTCTTTTGCGCCTGTACGCTTACCTTCGATTTCTTCCGCCTTGGCGATTGCCTTTTTGGCATATTCTGCCCATCTGCGTAAGCTTCCAGCTTTGTTTTTTCTTTGTCGCTCATTGTCCAACCGTTTCTTTAATCCTACGTGCGATATAGACCTACCTGTATTTCGGGTAAGCCAATTCGCTACTTCACGATAGGAGTACTGCTTAATGTACTTCTTCGCTTGCTCAAGCATATCAAGTTCGTGCTCAATTGGCAAGAGGATTCCACTATCGTTTGGATCAATTTCGTACCCAAAAGGAATTGTTCTAGCTACACGTGGGATAGCAACCCATTCATTATCTTCTTTTAGGTCGGTTGGCTGTGGAAGTTTCCACGTACCTACTTTCTTAGTCATCATCATCCTGTGGGTTTTTAGCTGGCATTAACATAACACCACCCTTTGCTTCTACTTGTACCTTTTCAGTTTTAACCAAACCTGTACGATCAAGTAGTTCTTTAGCTGCCTGCATTTTGTCACGAATACCTAGCTCTGTAGGATCGTATAACGCACCTACCATAGCCATTGCAGCTTTAGGAGCGTTACGTGCAAGAAAGCTGTGAGTTACATCTATAATCTCTTCTTTAAGACTATTAGTAACTTCAGTGTTAGAAGTATTAGCTGAGTAACCTGCCAACATTTTAGCAGAGGTAACGTCACCACCTGCTTCGTCCATAAGGACAGCCAAAAACTTTTGTTGGCGTTCTGTTAACTCACGTGCCATAATACTTCCTTTACATCAATTCAAAATGTGGGCCATCAATAAAGGGTCTGCGCCCTTGACTACGGCGTAAGTCTACGTATGCCATCATTGCATCTTCAGCTGTACCTGCATAAGTACGAATGTCACCCTCTGACCAAGCTGCACCCCACTTGATAGCTACACCAAGTTCTTTAGCTGCCTCTTTCATTGCGTCACAAAGGTCATCATAGACATTCAGTTCCCATACACCCTTACCGTCCACATAAGCCATGAGGTCAACTGCACGGCCCTCTAGGTGCTTAGACTTCATTGTTTGTGACTTACCTGCAGCTACAAGCTTCTCTTGCTCTTCTACTGTACGTAGGCCATAGATAACTCCGAAGTCTACTTTAGTAAGCTCAATGGCACGTTTGACTACAGCTACAAGGCTTTCATCTACACCTTCCATCTTAGCTAGGCTACGGTTAGATAGTTTAAATGTCATTTATTTCTTTCCTGTAAAAAACTTAGAGACGGAACGCATACCAATGCTGGCACTAACGATACCACCTAACGAATATTGATACCAAGTAGGCATAGCTTCAAGTGCTGTAAAACCTGCCTGTACAATCTCATTACCCCAGTCACCGCAGAATGCAAGAATAAGTGGAATACTAAAAAGTAAAGTAATCCACTCGTCCTTCCAGCTGTTTTGTGTGGCACGGATTGCCTCTATGTCCCAGTCAATCTCACCAGTAGCTTGCTTGACTTTGATCTCTGCATTAGCTTTTTGTACTGCAACTTTACCGTCAAGGTAAGTTGTAGCCAAGCCACCTACTGCACCTAAGATTTGACCAATCATTTACTCGTAGCCTTTTTAGCTAAGTTAGTAACACCCATAAATACTGACACTACACCTGCAACGGATACAAAGTATACCGAGGCCATACTGCCAATAATAGTTGAGGCATTGTCTAGGCCCATCAAACCTGTAAGAACTACACCGGAAGGATACAATAGCATACCCCACAGTGCGAACCAAGCCATCTTCCTAGTCTGATCTCTGTGAGCATCTTCATCTTCAATGCGTCTGCGTTTATCATCTAGGGCTAACTTGTCCCATTCTGTTTGATCAATGCAACCACTACCATCTGAATCAGCTTTTTCAAACTCAGTCACTACGTCCTCCGAAATCTTTTAGACGTTTTAGCTGCAGCTTTAGGTTGCTTAGAAAACTGTTTACCAGCTTGAGTATCTTTTCTTTTCTTTGCCGTACTTGCTGCGTACTCTCCACTAGACATAGCTTTAATAGCTTTAGCTGGAAGGTAACGCTCTCCAGTAGCTTTTGGACCTTGTGTAGAAGGTTTACCACTTTTGGTTCTCCAATCTTGCTTTGTCCATTTATTTAGACTACGTTGTGATTTGGAAAGGGCCATTATTTATAGCCCCCACCTTTTGCTTTATATTGCTTTGCAACCATTTGTGCCTTACGTGCGCTCCACTGTCCGGGCTTTCCACCCTTGCCGCCAGCTTTAACGGAGGCAACAAGACGCTTACGCATAGTAGGCTTAGTATAATTACCAGCCGCATTAACCGTTGAAGATTTTTTGGTTGATTTCACCACGTGCAATTCCAATATCTTTTAATTCTTTGTCGGTCATATTCTGAAGTAACCAAAAGTCTGCACGGCGTTGCTGTGCTACTGCGATTGCTTCAAACCATTTAATTAACCATTTCATGTGTATAACTCCTTGTTCATGAACATACGTACACTGAATATACAGTATACATAGGAGTTATACCATACTTAGTTATATCATACTACGGACAATATTGCAACCCCGTTATGCACAAGGGTAAATACTGCGTTATCCTACTGGGATAAATGTTTCCGTTACGGTAAGAATAGTATCAATGTGACCAGCACTTACTGGGGTTACTTGTATCTTGTCACCCGGTTGGAGTACTAAGTCAATATCAATAAAGGTAGTGTTGTCACCTGAATTTAAACTTTTACCTGCCAAGAAGTGTGAAGTATAGTCATCGGCAGCTACGTACCACTGAACGTCTACGGAGTTGGTACTGCCACCACCGTTGACTACATGTACAAAGGTAAGCTCCGCCACACAGTTAGCAGGACACGTGTATACAACCTCTGTAGTGGTGCCGCTGTTGTGACCGTATACAGAACGCATACGTGATGGTTTACCTTGATTAAGTAAGGACATTACTTTTTAACCCAAGCTTCATTCTCTGGGGTACTCGGATCATCCTTCTTAAAGTAACCCTTTTTTGTACGAGCACGTACTTTGACTGGCTCCAAAAGAATTTCTTGTACTTTAGAATCGGAACACCAGTAGTCACCATACGGATCAAAACCTGCAAGTACGTCACCAAGTCGTGTTGTAACGGTTTCCTTACTCACAAGGTAGCCATGCTCCTCTAGTTTATCTTTGTAATCTAAGAACTTCATTTCTTCTTCTTCCCCATACATTTTCCCACTGCCTTACACTTTGCGGGGGTAGGACACCCCTTACATGTTTTAAACTTTGGCATTACTTTTTACCTTTCTGTGTAGGCTTCATAGATGCACCACAGTTTACGTAACCACCAGCTTTGTACGCCATGCGTTTCTTTGCCATACCACCTTTAGCAAATGGTGATTTAGGTGTGTAGCCTTTAAACTCTTTACGATCACTTGCAGATTGTTGTTGCTTACGTGTCATTGTATCTAGCTCTGCACCTTGTTCCGCCTTAAACTTTTTTTCTTGTGCAGTTAATAGGTCGGACATCATTTTTTTACGCATACCGTCCGGCATATCATCAATACGCTTTTTCATATCACGGAACATAGCGGCGGTATTTGCAGCCATAACATCCGCCTTAGATACATTACGACTTTTATTAATACTACTCTTAGATTCAGAGGTACGTATACTTTCTTGACGCTTGCGTTCTTTAGCCCTAGCTGCGGCAGCTTTACGATCTGCTTCAGCTTTTTTTGGAGTATCTTTAGGTTTACCACGAGTAGCGGTAGCACCACCTAAATTTTTCTGTGCAGCTTTCTCTGCTGCCTTAGCTGCCTTCTTAGCCTTCATTGCCGCACGTGCAGCTGCCGATAGTACACCCATTGTGTTATTCCTTTACCATTTGACTTTATCTGCCCAGTAAGCTGCACTCAACTTACCACGCTTAATGTTCTTTGCATGACGTGCCTTAAAACTTGCACGTTTCTTTTTCATTTTATCTGATTCACCAGCTTTAGGTTTACCGGCAGTGCTTGCGCCTTGCTCACCAAAGCGTATCATCTTAATGGTAGTACCTTCCTTAGCAAGAACTACGTGGGACTTAGTAGGGTGCTTAGGTGTACGCTTTGGTTTGTTATACCCACTGAATGTTTCACCACGATACTCAACTGCCATCTGTCCAACCTTCCATACGCATAGCCCATTCTACGTGCTCTAACGTAAATGATTTACCATAGTGGGCATCTACGGCTGTCTTCACGTAGAATACATCACTATGAGGTATATGCAACTTATCCAAGTTACCATCCAGTACATGTTTATAGAACTCTTCTAAAACATTATCTGTATATAGTTTTACTGATTTCTTTGCCATTGTCAATGCTTAATTACAAGTAAGTTCTCGCCTAAAGGCAAAAATCACTTACGTATATAGGTAAGTAAGTGTACTCACTGTACGTGTTTACTTATATGTTAATATAGTTAAGTATAATTATAAGTAAGTATATATACATTTAACTGTTTCACTGTACGTGTAACACTGTAAGTGACCCTACCCTAACACCTAACATATATAGTTTTACACATTCTGAGAAACATGTCAACCCCAAATCGTACTAGTGTCCAATAATAGGGAGATTATCCCACTTATCGTGATTATACGGAATAATATCCCACATATAATAGGTCCACATCGGCCCTATATACATGTAAAGCACTATGTTTGTAATGTGGTTAACAGTGATATTTCCTAATCTGTGTATTTATACATGTATACTAACGCACACCCCCCCTATGGCCCCTGCCC